AGTACTACAGGATCAGGAGATAAAAATGGAGTAGGAGTGAATGCCATACAATATTTATCGAAATAATAATCTGAGCATTTAATGATCAGAGGTTAAAAAACCCACCGAAGTGGGTTTTTATTAAACTCTTGCGCCTGCGCCAGTAGCGGCTGTACCTTGTAAGCGTCCAGTTGGTGCTGCTGCACCGCCTAGTGTTTGAATACAGTTGTCTGGTTGGATAGTCAAGTCAATTGTCAAAATATCTTGAGCACCGTAGCCAAGTGCATTGTAGTTAGTTTGCGTAATATAGCAACCATAACATTCCCAAGTCTCTAAGACTGCTGGAGTATGTGTGCCGTTGCCGCCATCTAACATTTCAATACGCATCAAGAACTTGTAGTCGCCGCCTGCTGCTGCTGAACTTTGTTCAAAGAAGTCAAATTGCTTTTGCATCTGTTCGCCAACTAGTTTACTGACTGAGCCAGTAACATCGTCACGTAACTTAACACTGAATGTATTCCATTTTGGACGACCTGCATAGTGGATAGTTGAATTATACACCATGATTGTTTGGTCATCAAACTGCACGTTGGGACGAGCAGCTTCACTTACTTGTTTGGTCAGTTCAGTTGTAGGAGTGCTAACACCAAAGTTTTCAAACATGATACGAAATCTGTATTTGAGCTTTGGCATCAACATGCCTTGTGAGCTAGCACTTTGGTCAGATGCTAGCGGAACTGTAAATTTAGATAAACTTGCGATTGCCATTTGTTATGCTCCGTTAATTTTAACCTAGTGCCTTGATTTCACCAGTGTTCTTCAAGCGTAGTGGAATGTAAATAAATTCCACAGCTTTCACTGGCTCAATAGCAACGTCTAAGTATAGTTCGTTACGATCTATTCTTGCAGGTGTATTATTGCTATTGTCACAAACTACAATGTAGTCATACAATGCACGTTGACCTACTAGCTCTAACAATAGGCTTTCTGCCGCACCTTTAATCTCATCTCGTGTAATCTTGTCATTTGGTTCAAACACATAAGGTTTGGCCAACTGTGCAAATTGACGACGTAGATAAATTACTAAGCGTGCCACGTTAATGCGATCCAATGCACTTGCGTTTCTTGCGCGAGTTAATTGTCCGTAGTTAACTAAACCTGTTCCAGTAATGAATGTTAATGGGTTAACCTTAACACTTTGTAATGTATCACGCTGTCCGGTATTCAATGCTACTGATTGGAATTCACCTTCGCTGGTAATATAACCAACTGCCGTTGCGTTGGTAATGCCACCACGGCGTGTTCCAGCCGGAGCAAACCACGGATAGCTAACTTGGTCACTTAGAGCGATTGTGCGCAACATCATGTGGCTCGGAGGAACAGCAATGTTGTTACCAATGTTGTCACTTGTGTAGCCCCATGGATAGAATACACCCATGTATTCGTCAAAACTTACTAAGCCGTCATCGTTATCTTCTAACGCACCTGCTGTATTAAATCCCCAGTTGCTTAATGTAGTGGCATCTGGTGTTAAACGTGGTGGAGTATCACCTACGATGAATGCTGTTAAACCACGGTCGTAGTTTAAGCTAATCATCTCGCCAATTAGTTCTGGATATCCAGGAGTAGCCATCAAGTTAAATATGCGACTTTCTTCGTCACGGATTTGTTGGTTGCTGTTAACCAGAGCTTGTAACTTCTGAACAACAACTTTACGCTGTGCCTTATGACCAAATGTTCCTGCACCATTTTCTTGGTTAGCAGCTTCGCTAACCCAACGGTGTGGATAATAGTCAGTCATTAACTCTGTACCGTCTTCGAATCTAAGATTCAGTCCAGTTGTGTCAACGTAGTTTTGAACAAAACGCTTAACGTTAAATCCACTGCGGCGTAGGTTCCATAACAACATACCTTGTGGATATAATGCAGGATCTGGAGCATCTGCGTCAACATAATCACTTACTAGCAATTCGCTAATAGGGCTTGCATCTTCGCCAGCGCCATCGCCTACTGAGGTCCATCTTGCATCGCGGAACAGTACTCCGTCTTCTGATGTTTGATCACTGTTGTCAACCAGTACCCATTTAGTATCAATGTACTTGTGAATTCTTGGGAAGTTTTCCAAGTCGCTAGTATCAATCCAAAGATCGTTTGCAGCAAGTGCTTGGCCAGCGTTGTTTAAAACAGGCTTGGTTGCGCCAACAATTGGGCCTGCAGAGTCTGTTGATGGAAACTCTGTTTTGTAGCCAGTCCACTTGCTGCCGTCATGGACCATGATATCAATTTCGTCGATAATTGTGTTATACCATAAACGCCCGTCAGCTGGAATGTTTGTTGGAGCCATGTTATCAATAAATGCTACAGTATCTGTACCGCCAACAATCAATGCTGTCCATAATGATCCAGTTACACTTGCAGCTCCAAAGAAATTAGTAACAAACGTTCCGGCGCCGTTTTCTATTAAAGAAATTTCGCCGCCTTGCTTGTGTGTAATTACAACTTTTGAAGCAACAACTTCAGCAGTAATATTAGCCAACGTAGCTGCATTGATAGCAGTGGCAACAATTTCAGCATCAGCTGCTGCATTTCCAGCACCTCCAGCTAAAGCTGGTACAGTCACAATTTTATAGTCAGCAGGTGCCCAAACTGACGCTACATAACCGCCAATTTCTGATTCGCCTGCTTGCGATTCTGCAATTTTAAAAGTCTTAGAACCTGATGTATATGAAGCCGCGGTTTGTGTTAGCTTTGTTACACCACTTGCATTACGTGCAAAAATCTTAAATACTGCTTCGATAGGGGCCGCAGCAGATGAATTATATTTTACATATGTTGCTCCGGTAGCTAAATTCAAGCCGCCGCCGACTGGGTCTAGTGCATTTAATGCTGCTGCACCGCTGGCCTGCATTGGTGAATATTGATATGTCCAAGATCCTGTTGTCGCGCTGTACTTTTTAACAAAGTAATTAGCACCTACATTAGGAGTGGTTGTTTTAATCCATACGCTACCTGTAGTAGCACTTGTTGACTTCCACTGAGGAACTTGTGTGTGCGAGCTAATTGCTATTGCACGGTTGGCACTAAGTGCTAGCCAGTCTGCACTGCCAACTACAAGCCAGCCATCAGCGGTTGCAGATTTATACCAAACAACTGCGTCTGGTTGTGCTGGGCCGTTAGCTGCCAATGCGGCTGCTAAACAAACAACAGCATAATCGCCAACTGCTCCGATAGATCCCTTAGGTGTAAAATCTTGTCCTGCAAAATCTACAACTTTAGTTCCTTCGTAGATTACCGTTGGCACTTTGTTAGTGAACTTCTTTGTAGTGGCATTCCATTCAAAAATACCAAATGTTGTGCTTGAAACATCAAACCAGTATGTGCCGTCAGCTGGATCACCGTTGGGTGCTGTAGCTGTTGGGTCCAACTGTGCTAGGTCACAATCTGCACGAACAACGTAAGCGCGATTACTAACACCTAGCAAACTGTAGGCAGCTTGTAGTCCATATTCATTCTGTTCACCAGCATGGATAGGGTTGTTGTTTGCGTCAGTTTTAAATATTGGTGTACCAAATGTATCGCCGAGATCTTTCTGGCTAGTCATTAGGTATACTTGGCCAGCGTTGGCAGCTAGTGTGCCTGGTGCTGTTCCTGTTGCCGCGCTGTTTAATTTATTTTCAGCGGTAGCAATAACGATGAGTGGGACTGTGCCAGGTGCAGCCGGTGTGTAGAAACTTTCGTCTATTACGCTAACACTTACGCCTGGTGAACTTAATTGAGCCATTTGTTAATCTCCATGAATACTATTCCTAATTGTATTTATAGTATTTTGGCTTTTTGGAGTTAATATAGCCCCTTAAAAAGGGATCGAAAAGGTGTAAATATAAGCATGAGACCTTTATGCACCTGTGGACACCGGCCAGCGGCAGTGAATTACCGTAAAAATGGCAAGACTTACTATAGAAGTTTGTGCGAAGCTTGCTTGAAGGGCGGCTTGTTTGCCAGTGTGCCTAGATGGTATCGGGCTGGCTACAAAATGAAAAACACCTGCGACAAATGCGGATTTAAGAGTCCACATAAGGAGGTGTTTGATGTATTTCATGTAGACGGCGATTTGAACAACTGCCGTCCTGTTAATTTAAAAACAGTTTGTTCTAATTGTTCACGAGTCCTGCATAAAGAGGGTGTTCGTTGGCGGCAAGGGGATCTTGTACCAGATCTTTAACCTGTGCAAACAAGTCGTCGATAGTTCCATTATTGTCCATAACAGCATCAAACTTGGTTCCAACCCACGCAGTTTCACTAGCGTGTATGCCCATTTTTTTAAGTTTGTCTTGGCTAATACTCCAAGTGGAGTTTCCGTTAGGACCGTGATTGACGCTGATTGCAGCCTCGTACCATTCAGGCTCTGGACCTCGAACTACACGAACAACAATTCCGCCAGCATCTTTAATTGATTTAATTTCATTAGGAAACCTACAGTCGCTAATAACAATGTCGTCAGTACTATTACGGAGTTTATTTTCTAGACTAGCAATCCAGATATCGTCATGGAATGCTCTTCGACATACTTCTGTACCCCAGTATTGTAACACCCAACGTGGAGTAAGATTAGGCATGTTTAAGCGTTCTGCCCACCAGGGATCCACTTGTTCACGCCACTCACGGGCTTGTTTTGTGCGGCCTTCCAGCATGGTTCTGTCCCAACCAAACACTTGGGCCACAGCATCTTTTAAGCTGTTGGCAAAACTTTCTCGCCGAAATCCGTGAAAGTTAGTTAGATAATCGGCAATAGTGTCTTTGCCTGAACCGATAAAACCGCATACACCTATAATCATAGCGTCTCCTTAGATAACGCTAGTATATAACAGTTTTATTACAAGGTCAAGACTTTTTAGCCAATAACAAAGGTCATTGGAGTTCCGCCTGGTACTAATTCTACCAATTCTTTATCTAATGCCGCTAGTTCTTCCTTGCCGGCAGCTAGTAGTGCTGTACCGTTAAGTGTTATTGGACTACCAGGTCCTGCAATACTACCAAATTTACTACGAGCTTCTCCTAGGATTGTTTTGCAAACTGCCAGAGTATAATCTCGTAACCATTGCTTAGAATATATGTCTTGAAGCAAGACAAAATCGGGTCGATAATTATGGCAACGAATTAAAATCTGTTCGCCCTGAGCAAATGGCCGTTGTAGTATTGTTAAAACATGGCTAGTAGGTTTCCACTTAAATTCAATGTAACTACCAAACATTTTGCCCACTAGTTTTTGATAACCAGCAAACATTTCGTATGTTGCCAAACCGCCCATCATACTTCCGCTTAACAAGTAGCTGTTTGTATAGGCCAAATTAAACGGTTCAAATAACGTACCTCCAGCACCGTTGCCGCTACGAGAGCCGATTGCCCGTCTAAAAATGCTTTGAACTTCGATTACTTCGTCTGGCAGTCTATATTCATTTTGATCTTGTACGAGTTCAAGGAACATATAACTTTCTTCTACACTGTTACTGCTACGCTGGCGAAAGCGATTTATTGCACGGTCCAGCGCAGTTTCGTAGTGTTTAGGGTCAAGCTCTACATCAACCATGCCATCTCCCAGCATGTCTCGCACGTAGTCAAACACTTTATTACGTTCTAAAAGAGACGTTGATTCGTTAGTAGTAGGTAAGGCATCCATATTTTGTTCTCCTAACATATTTAGCTAGCGATAAATATCATATGCCAAGACTATCTCTATATAAGCCAAATCCCGGACAAGATTATAAGTTTCTAGACCGGCAAATTTCCGAAATGTTTCAAGCGGGCGGAACTGACATCTACTTGCACAAGTACCTCGGTCCTAAAATTGCCAGTGAAGGTACTGCTGATCAGCCTATCTACGATGCTGTGAAAGAAACGAATATACAAGATTTGTTGTTCCTTGAAAACAGAGATCGCAAGTACGAATCTGAAATTTACAGGATGCGCACCATATACGCTGTCCAACAAACTGACTGGAATTTAAGCCAATTTGGCTTGTTTATTGATAACGATACTATTAATATCAGTGTTCACATTAATGATATTATCAAAACAATAGGTAGAAAACCCTTGTCCGGCGATGTATTTGAATTGCCGCATTTGAAAGATCTATTTGCATTAAATGATCTAAGTGTGGGCATGCCTAGGTACTATGTTATCGAAGATGTAACTTTAGAAAGCGGTGGTTATAGCGTCACATGGTACCCTCATTTATACAGATTAAAGTGCAAACGTATCTTAGATTCTCAACAATTTGCCGACATATTAGACAAGCCAGCTACAGATGCTGATGGCAATCCAATGGTTGACAGCAATGGAAATACCACAACATCTTTGAGAGATTTACTAAGTGTCCACAACAAAGAACTAGCAATTAACGATGCAATATTACAACAAGCTGAAGTAGATGCTCCTAAAAGTGGCTACGAGACTCGACAATTTTACACAATGGCTGTTGACCCGCTTACTGGCAAACCGTTATTACAAACTGTAGATGAAACTGAATTAGATGCCACCAATACTTCTTACAATGCCAGTGCTACAGTAAATCGACCACTCCGCACTGGCTATGCTGGATACTTAGTTGGCGATGGATTTCCGTCAAATGTCAGCGATCCTGCTATGTTTGGGCACGGAATAAATTTCCTCCAAGTGCTGGACAGGATGATTATTTTTTAAGAACAGATTTTTTACCTAACAGATTATTTAGGTTTGATACTGGCAGATGGATTAAAGTTGAAGATGCTGTGCGAATGAATATGACTAACGACGATTCTAGAAATACGCAAAAAACTGGATTTATCAACAATACCGATTATATCTATAACAATATTATTATTTCGGATCAGATTGTGTTGGCAGTGGATCAATTTGTTATAGACACTGACATAGAATATATTCCAGCAAATATCAACTTTGCAGAATTGTATGTCGAGTTTAAACAATCAATTTTACAATTTGGTTTGCCAGTGGAAGTTATTTCAGCTAATCCGTTAGTTGCGTATGCTAACATTCTTAGTAATAACAACGGTAAAATTAGAATTACATTGCCACTGATAAACAATGCACAACAAAAAATACAAACAAGCGGAATATGGCGTGTCAGTTTATGTCGTAATAGAGAAGCTGTAAGACAAAGTCTCAGCAAGGCTCTGCGACCCGGTAATGGCAGGCCAACTTTAGAGGCAGATGTATAATGCAACATTTTTATGATGGTCAGATTAGACGATATCTTACTCAGACAATTCGTGTCTTGAGTAATTTTGTTGTGAAATATGGCGACGGTACACTAGTGCGTATTCCAGTAATATATGGTGACCAGGACCGACAGGCTGCAAATATTATAAGACAAAATACTGCATCCACTGTTAGCAGTGTTCCGAGAATAGGCATTTACATATCCGGACTAGACTTGGATTCTAGCAGGTTGGGAGACAGTAGTTTTATTGGTAAAATGCATATACGAGAACGCGGCATCGATGCTGAAGTAAACCAGTACACGCAAGGCCAAGGACGTAACTATACAGTCGAGCGACTAATGCCGACTCCATTTAAGCTGACAATGAAAGCTGATATATGGACTGCGAACACTGATCAAAAGTTACAAGTGTTAGAACAAATACTAGTGCTGTTTAATCCTACATTAGAAATACAAACTACAGACAACTATGTTGACTGGACCAGTTTATCAGTATTGAGTATCAGCTCGCTGTCTTGGAGTTCGCGCACAGTTCCTGTAGGAGCCGACACTCCAATTGACATTGCCACAATAACATTTGAGGCTCCTATATGGATTAGTCCGCCTGTTAAAGTCAAGCACCTTGGAGTTGTTACTAGCATTATCAACAGCATCTATAGAAATACAGACACTACCGCAGATAGTTATATCGATGGATTGGGCCAGCCGATGACTTCAGGTACTACCAATCTTTCAACAAACTTGTCTATAAATGTTATCACAGCATCAGACTATGTTATTCAAGTTTATAATGGCCAAGGTTCCCTGCTTTCACGTCGAGAAGGTTATACTCCAAGAGAACCTACATTAGAAATACCAGTGCGCGGTGGATCTCCTATTGCATGGACTGAATTGTTTGTCAAATACGCTGATAAGTATGTTGCCGGGTCTAGTATGATTTATTTGATACAGCCTAACGGAACTGAAGTGGTAGGCACATTTGCCATTAACCCACTAGATGACAACCTAATCACTATAACATGGGACGATGCTACATTCCCAACTAACGATTTGCTCGCGCCAACTGGCATAGAAGGTAATCGTGCCAACGGTCTAAGTGCAGGCACATTCGATGCTATTATCAACCCGCAGAAAGTATATCCTGGACACGGCATGCAAAACGTAGAAGCAGGTGATAGATTTTTAATTATCGATGATATCGGTTCTGCAATAAATCAAGACGGTGCCGATGCTTGGAAAAACGATAACGGCACTGATTTTGTTGCCCGTGCTAATGATATTATCGAGTGGAATGGCTCGGCTTGGAACATTGTATTCGACGCTCAAGAAGACAACCAGCACCTTGTGCAAACTAATATATACAGTGGCATTCAGTATGTGTGGAATAACATAATGTGGGCTAAATCTTTTGAGGGCGAGTACGCACCGGGATCATGGAGAATAGAATTGTAACAGATCGGATAGTATGCAGTGGAGCATTGATGTATGCTCGCGATACCCAACGATTTTTATTGTTACAAAAAGCACATGGCAAACACAAGGGCACATGGGGCTTAGTGGGTGGTACTAACGAAGCAGGCGAGACTGCTTGGCAAGGATTAAAGCGTGAAATTTCTGAAGAAATTGGAGATTTTCCCAAAATAATCAAAACAATACCTTTAGAAACATTTGTTAGTAACGACCAAGTGTTTAATTTTCACACCTACTTGTGCGTGATAGATAAAGAATTTATTCCAGTGTTGAGCGACGAACACTGCGGATGGGCGTGGTCAACAATCGATTATGCTCCTAAGCCTTTGCACCAAGGTCTTAGAAATAGTTTTACTAATAAAATAATCAAGACTAAATTACAAACAATCTTTGATCTTATTGACTTGATTTAATCATGTCGATCCACTGCTTGTGATCAACAGATGCCAATTCAACTGCCTGTTTAATCTTACGAATGTCTGCAGATACTTGTGCGGCACGAGCATATAGTCCCTGACTACGTAAAAAATGTTCAATGCGTGTGTTGTCTTTATACATACCATGGCCGTACGCGATACAATTAAAACTAGTCGATTCAAACATCCATCTATCGTCTTCGATATCCCGGTGTGTTATAAAACTGTGTTTTAGTTTTTCTTCCATGCTACAGAGCCAGCCAGGTTTATTTTCATCAAGATATCTCCAAAATTCTGAATCCGTTCTGCCAGTATTGTAGAAAAATCTTATGTATTTAAAACTGTTTTCGTATATAGCTTCTGCAAGCCTATTATAATTTTCAATATCAAATGCTAAATTCTTACCGTGATAGATTCTAACAAAATTGTCTACTTGTGTAATTAAATGATGTATACTAGTAGCTTCTAACGGTTCAACGAAGCCGCTAGCAAGACCCATGGCCACACAATTTCCAATCCATAAATTTTTGAAATACCCATTACTAAAACTAATAACTCTGTCACTGGCTAATTCTACGTTGTGTGTTTTTAAAAGCCATTGATTAAAATCTTCCTTGGCTTCTTGATCTGTAGTAAATTTACTACTATATACGTAGCCAGTTCCCCTTCGATTAGATAGCGGTACATCTAAAATCCAACCATTTTTACTAGCTTCTGCTGTGGTGTATGGCGGAATACTATCAAATTCTTTGAACAGCGGATTAGGTATAGTTCTATTTGTAGGTAGTTGGTCTGAAATATCAACCCACTCGGGATTAAGATTTTTAATTAAAGTTCTAGAATAGCCCGATGCATCGATAAAAATATCTGCCACAATTTCTTGCCCATCTTTAAGATGTATAGATGTAATATTCCCGTTTGCAACATTTACGCTATCGACAACTCCATCTATTATAGTCAGTTGATCTTTGAATTTATCTTCAACATACTTACTAAACAATGTTGCATCAACGTGCATTGCATGACGATATTGTAAGTTGTTTGCAGACGGGATTGTATTATGTTCAAAATAATATTTGCCGTAATTATACGATCCGTCGTACTGATCGTGTAAAATATCATAAGCATCAATGGCATTATAAAACATCAACGGCTGGTCGAGCCTTGCCAATGCATCGTTTAGTGGAAAACTGTGATACCATTCGCTGCCTTCGTGGGTCCAGTTTTTAAATTTTAAACCTAGTTTAATTGTTGCGTTGCAATGTTGTATCAACTCAACTGTTGTTATGCCAACTACTTTTAAATATGCATCAAATACAGGAGTTAAACTTTCACCGACACCAATTCCAGGAGTATTATGATCGTATATTACTCGTATATTAGCCAGTGGTCCCCAAAATGCTTTCATATATGAGGCGGCTATCATACCTGCGGTGCCTCCGCCCACTACTACAATATTATACTGGTTTTTCATGCTTGTCCTCTTATTGCTTCTAGCATCTGTTTGTGTGTAATTGTATTATCCTGCATTGATTTATTTGTGTTTATTAAATCTTCTATTACTCCGTATGCATGTTCTCTCGCGCCTGGTGGCATTGTATTGTATTCATGAGTAATACTATCTCGATCAAATAATCCAAGACCGTGCAAAATAAAAATAAAATGCAAATCTTTAAACAATACATACGGAGATACATCTCCAAAATCATCAGCAACTGGCATTTTATGCCGCCATATATTCAAGTTTGTTTGCAAACTATCGGGTAATTTTACATCTGATACTTTTCTCCAAAACGCAGTATCGCGTCGAGGACAAACAAAATGTAATAAAATAAAGTCCCGAATGTTGTGTACGATGTCAGTAAACGATTTGTTATATTTGTCTATTACATCTTGATTGTAATTTACAAGTTTGTGCATTAGTAAAAACGATTGCTGAATACTAGTTCCAATACTACTGGCTTCTAGAGGTTCGACAAAGCTACTGCTTAAACCAATTGCACAACAATTTTTAATCCACGGTGTGTCAAGCGAGCCTGGATCAAATTTAATATGTTGTCCTATTTTTATTTCATGTCCTAACACACTCTCAACTTCTGCCTTGGCTTGATCAGGAGTTAAAAATTCATCATCGTAAATATAACCATTGCCCCATCTGCCAAATACAGGCGTGCGAAATAGCCAACCATAGTCCATGGCTTTTGCTAAACTCCACATATTATAATTGTCAGTATCTGGTGTTTGAAATACTATAGCACTATTTGTCTTTAAATATTCTTTATGCGACACCCATTTTGCACCTAGCTTGCTAATTAAGAATTTCTTAAATCCAGTACAATCGATATAAAAATCGTATTTGTAAGTAGCATCTTCGCTTTGTAACTCGTCAATATCACCGCTAGCTGTTAATGTAGCATCTGTTATTTCGTCGTGATAAATTGCAATATCCCTATCCAGTGCAATTTTTGTTAAGTAATCATTTAGTTTAAACGTATCAAAGTGATACTGTGCAACCGGTGATACATTATTTTCTAAGAACCATTTTTGTACCTTGTTATCCCAGAAGATTTCTCCGTTCATTTCTTTTGCAGGTGCACCATCGCTTACCATCTTACCAAAGATTATGGGATAATTTTTCTCCCATACTAAATTGTAGCCATCTTGTATACTATGCATATAGTCTGGTACTCCCCAGTCTTTAAACATAATACCTATCTTAAAAGTTGCATCGCAAGATTTGATCATCTCGCCTGCGTTTATTCCTACAAAGTTAGCAAAGTTTAACCAGTGCTCAGTCGAGCCTTCTCCTACTCCAACAATCCCAATGCGTTTTGAACAAACAATATCTACCTGACTATCTGGGAATCGTTTCTTCATCATAAGAGCAGATACTAGTCCGGCGGTGCCGCTGCCTACAATGCAAATTCTCATATAGTACCTCCACGGTAAGGACAATTTCCTTCTAGGGATTTAGATAGTAAGTCTCGAGTTAGTGAAGGTTTAAGAAACGTTTTTGCTCCAGTTGAGGTTTGAGTTTTCTTAATCCACTCTGCTTCGTCTATCACGTGTGTTTTTAATTCTATAGGTGTATCTGTTAACGGAATTATATGCACAAGTGGCATACCGAGCGGTAATACAAACTCCTGTGTAGTTGTAGGAATTTCAACAAACGTATGTAAATGCAAGGAATGTTGATTTTTAAAATCAACTACGCCACCAGCTGGTGCAATCTTATTAATCCACATAGGATTGTCGTTAGTTGTCCAGTAGGGTTTTTGAATTAAAAATTTAACACCTGTAGATTCTTCTATGTGCCACGGTAATACTATTTTTAAATGCTGATATCCCTGGAACCCATCCCATTGGCCGGGCCAGTGGCTTTCTAAGCTAAAAGGATTGTCAGCACTGATAAAAGAATATCTCCCTTCTTGACTAATCATAACGCTGACGTCAGTCCACAACGGTGCCATAAATCCTGTTTTAAAATAATCTATTACTCCTGGACACCCTTTAATAGTGCCGGAAGGAATTTTGTGTACCTGACCCGAGCCCGGATTTCTTCGTTCTTCGATACGCTCACCTGGTATTTTTCGTAACCAGTCGGGATAAAATCTTATGGATGGCAAAATAGGTGCTGTTTTTTCTATAATAGCATCGTATGTAAAGCAATCAAGAACTAATTTTTTTTGTTTAAAGAAAAACATAATTAAAGTTTAACACCTAAGTTGCCGGAGATTGATATTCTATAATCGTCGGATGTAAAAAATGGGTTGACGCTGTGTGTTAATCCTGCTGGAAAAAATAGCATCCTTCCTTGAAATGTTTGATCTACTGGGATAGGCCATCCACTATGCATGCCTAATATATTAGAATAGTGAAATGTAAACTTTGAAGTTTTATTATTTTCGACTCCAACATCCGGAAACACTTTATACTCTTCTTCTAGTAAATACGGAATATTGATCCAAATTACAAAACTAAAGATTCCGGTATGCAAATGTGGCGGATTAAATTCGTGTTTCTTTTGAAAATTTACCCAAAGATCTTTTAATCTTAGTTGCGTTGAATCGTTGAAAACACCTATATCTACTTGACGGCTATACATCCATCTTTCGTCATACAATTTGGCTGCGTGGCAAACTAAAGGTTCTAGCGCATCCCAACATGTTTTGTCTAAAACATATTCGTGTTTTAAATGCCCTACAAGTTTATTTTGGAATCCAGGTGCTGACTTAAAATTATCTTTATAAATCCGGTCTGCCGAAGAAGATAAAATTTGCATAATATCTTCAGGTACTTGAATATCGAGTACGCCGATATTTGGCATGTCTCTGTATGTAATGTGTAAGTCGCTTTTTATTGCCATGTTATATCCTTAAGCTGACAATCTTAAATTGCCTGCTACTGAAATTCTAAACTCGTCAGATGTATAAAACGGATTTACACTATGATTTAAGTGCGACGGAAATAGTGCTATATTGCCTTCAAATTCTTTGTCTACATTAAGTGTATAATGTTGCATCTGTCCAAGTACGTTTACATAATGGAATGTAAATTTACTAGTACGGGTTGGGCCGCTTTTTATTTCAGGAAATACTTTCTCTTCTTCTTTTAAATCGTACGGGATACTGATCCATATAACAAAACTCATGATTCCAGTGTGCGTATGGGGAGGATTAAATTCATGTTTCTTTTGAAGGTTGACCCATAAATCAGTTAGTCTTAATTGCTTGGGTACTGATACATTAAATTGCTCGTCAAGAGCTTGAAAATAATTCCACTTTTCATTATACAGCGATGCCACATATAACAAAAACGGTTCTAAAATAGGTATACAAGTATCCAGGCCAAATTCGTGACTCATATGACCTAACAACAAATTTCGATAATCAAACGCCGAGTCAAAATTGTTATCCATCATGCGTTTGATTTCTGTATTTAACGCAGCCATAACGTCTTTAGGCACTTGCGCTAATAGAACTCCATACGTTGGAAGTTCTCGAAAATCAACCATTATTTTATCAAGTGTTTGGGTCATTAAGGTCTTGTTTGTAGTAGCTTATATATCATGATTATGCTCTAGCACCGCTTGTTTTAGATAAATTATTAAACTGAAGGAATTTTACATGCTAAACAAACATATCAAAAAAATTGTAATTGTAGGAGGTGGGTCTGCTGGATGGATGACTGCTGCCACACTTATTAGATTTTTTCCAAATAACGATATTTCGGTGATAGAAAGCCCAGATATTCCGATTGTAGGAGTAGGTGAAAGCACATTAGGCGGCATACGACACTGGACCCATGCACTAGGAATTGATGAAAAAGATTTCATGGAATATACCAACGCTTCCTATAAGTTAAGTATTAAATTTACCGATTTCTATGATAAAGATTACGGATCTTTTCACTATCCGTTCGGTGGGCCAATACTTACCGATGCTCCAGAAGGATTAAATGAATGGCCTGCCAAGAAAATATTCTACCCAGAGACTCCGGTGGAAGATTATTGCAGAACATACTATGCACAAATGCCGTTGGTCGAGGGCAACAAATATAGCCGCAACGAAGATGGTGACATTGATGGGTTCCGACCAGAAAAAGACGTAGCATATCACTTTGATGCTCAATTGTTTGGTAGGTGGTTGCGTGAAAGATATTGTTTGCCACGTGGTGTAAAACATATCTCGGAGACGGTTGTTAATACTGTAACTAACAACGATGGCATTGAAAAATTAATTCTGGAATCGGGCGAAGAAATTAGCGCAGATTTATTTGTTGACTGTACCGGCTGGAAGAGTATGTTGCTAGGTGATGCATTGAAAGAACCATTCACTTCGTATTCAGACATACTACCAAACAACAGGGCATGGGCGGTACAAATACCGTACGAAAATCCTGAAAAAGAAATAGAACCGTACACTAACTGCACAGCCATTGGACATGGATGGTGTTGGAATATACCACTATGGAGTCGCCTGGGCACGGGCTACGTTTATAGTGACAAGTTTATTAGCCCAGAAGATGCTAAAGAAGAATTCAAAGAATACTTAATGAGCAGTAAAATGACTATTCCTAGAACACGCGAGCAAGTAGATGCGTTAACTTATAGAGATATTAGTATGCGTATCGGAATCCACGAGCGCACGTGGGTTAAAAACGTAGTTGCTATTGGGTTAAGTGCAGGATTTATTGAGCCATTAGAATCAAATGGGTTATTTACTGTTCACGAATTTTTAATGTTATTAGTAGCTGCCTTGGATCGTCCTCATATTGCACAATGGGACCGTGACGGTTATAATACTGCGGCCTTATCTATTTTTAGAAACGTAGCAGAATTTGTGGCCATGCATTACGCACTAAGTGCTCGAAATGATACTAATTACTGGCAAGCTATTTCTAATAAAACATTTAGCCCAGAAATGGTTAAAAGATTACCTACTATTAATCGAGGATTTGCAGACTTAGTTGATAAAAAATTCTTCCTTTTTGGACATGCAGGTACCGGCGGAATACATTGTGTTGCAACAGGGTTGAACTATATGGTAATGAACCGTTTAAACATATTACATGCGGAGTTCCAGTACGGAAATAATCCAAAAAGACACCTTGACGAATTCGTATTTAGACGTAAGTTTTTACAGGCAAAGTGGCAAGCAGCCGCTGACAGATCTCCTAGTTTATTCCAATATTTAAAGGATAATATATATGGTAACTGATTTATATCCGTTATTTGCTAGTCCTGTGATAACGGTAGATCACGACGATGCTGAACTCGGTAGTATTATCCAATATTGTAAAAGTCAATTAGAGTATAAAATCAATAAAGGCGGAAATTTTACCAGTCTTAATACTGATGTATTTTCGTTAGATGCATTTGCTGCAATCAAAGCACTTGCTCTCGAGTCTGTAAAAGTATATACTAAAGAAGTTATGCAATGGGCAGATGGTCCTGAATTTTTTATCACTCAATCTTGGGTTAATAAAAACCCAACAGGTACTACGCACCATGAACATTATCATCTTAACACATTGTTCAGTGGTGTTTTTTATTTAGAAACAGCCACGCCTGATTATATTTCGTTTTTTAGCGGTAAACAACCTTACATGAAATTCTACGAAGATGAAAAGAACATATGGAATAGTGATAGGTACGATTTGCTAGTAAAGCCTGGACGTTTTGTAATATTCCCCGCTAGCATTTTGCATAGTGTAGGAGAAAACCTTGCAACTCACGAAAGAATTAGTGTTGCGTTCAATGTGTTTGTTAAAGGACAAATTGGAAGTAAAGAACATTTAACTTATTTGGAATTATAAAAATATGAAAAGAAATACTGCATTTTTAATTAATGGCGGGGCTGGTAGAGTAATATGTTCAATCCCTGCGTTTGAACTATACGAAAAGGAAAATCCCGAAGACGATTTTGCTATTGTTGTAGAGGGATTTTTAGATCTGTTTAAAGGCCATCCGTCGTTGTATAAACGTGCGTATGAGTTTGGACATCGCAGATTATTTGAAGATAAGTTAAAAAATATGGATTTTATTTCACCCGAGCCGTATCAAGTTTGGGAATATTACAATCAACAAGCATCTATATCACAAGCATTTGATATTGCTATTAATCATCAAGGAGTTCGACCGTTGCCTAAGCCCACTGTTGAATTAACTACTGAAGAAAAGTTAGGCGGTGAAGAAACTCTTAAAAATATAAGAAAAGATTTCAATAATAAAAAAGCAATTGTTTTCCAGCCGTTTGGCCGTGGTTCAAATCTACACAACACACACATAGACAATGGTGGTAGATCGTTCCTGCCGGAGCATGCTGCTAAGTTGATTAAACGATTACAGAAAAAATATTGTGTAATTGTTATGGATGAAAAACAACTAGATTTTAAAGCTCTCGGTTGCGAAGAAGCAGTTGTTCAACTTACTAACATGACCTTACGTAGATGGATGGGGGTAATTGCTGCTTCTAGCTATTTCATTGGCTGCGATAGTGTAGGACAACATATGGCTTACGCTTTGGATACACCTGCTACTGTTGTACTAGGGTCTACGTTTAAAGAAAATGTGTCCTACGATTCTAAAAAGATTTCCATAATTGATTTAGGCGAAAGCAAAAAAATGTATAGTCCTATTCGTATGTGCCATAATGAAATTGCAGATGTAAACAATGAAAAACTAATGCATCTGAGCGACAAAGATTACGACAAGATTATTTCTAGTATCGAGGCTGGCATTATCAAAGTATGAAAGACTTTAGCATAATTCCACTGTTCCCATTGGCGTTATATAAGTCAAAATTTAGGGAGTTAAGCCATCTAGAATTAGATACTATAACTACGTACCCGGTTGAAAAGCAGCCTCTTGGAAATAGCAGTTCTCAAGCACCGTATTTTTTAGATACAGCTGGACTAGAACAACTAAAATCCGACATAGATCAGCACGTAGACACGTATGTTAAAGAAGTAATGAAAGCACCGTATGAAGTTTATCTTACTAATTCTTGGAAAAACTTGACATCGCAGAATGAACAACATATAATGCATAATCATACTAATAGTGTGATTTCTGGAGTATTGTATATTAAATCAAGTTACATACAGCCCACTATTTCATTCCACAGAATGCAGCCTCCTTACTTGTTGTCTTGGGAGCCAACTGAGTTTAACACATTCAATTCTATGGAATGGACTGTGCCAGTTGAAGATGGAGATATTATTATTTTTCCCTCTACACTATTCCATTATGTTAAACCTAACATAAGTAACAAGGATAGGATAAGTGTTGCATTTAATACATTTGCTCGCGGACATATAAAAACAGAATCAGCAGGTGCTGATTTAATTTTAAATTGAGATGAATATGAATAAAAAACCAGTATGGATTGCTAGTATTGCACGTGGACATAATGCTAGTGTATGCTTGCTCAAAGATGGAGAGATTGTATTCTCTATCGAGGAAGAACGACTAAGCAGACATAAGTACGACGGCGGGCCGTATGCGTCTATGATTAAAATCCTAGATTATACTAAAGAATTAGATTACCTTGTAATTGCACATACACAATCATTGGCTGATACTGCTGGAAAAGTTGATTTTACAGGTGACGATGTATACACAGGCCTTGCTAGGAAATTAGGACTAATTCGTAGAAAAGAAAATATCTACAATCATCCACAAGTTATCGATTTAAGCCATATACATCACAAGTTGCATGCAGCTTGTGCATTTTATCGAAGCGGGTTTAAAGATGCAGTTGCAGTTATCGTTGACGGTGCTGGAACATTTTTACCGCTATCAGTAAACGGAGAAAATGTGATTGGTTGGGAAACTGAAAGTATTTACAAGTGTGCATACCCTAGTGAATTTGAAACATTATACAAGCATATAGGTGTGCGTGGGCCAAGCCCCGGACAACTAATTAAAGATTTCGATAGCAGTATGTATGACGAGCCGGGAAAAACACACCATGCACTAATTACAGACCGTGCAGGAATTACTAAAGTTTACGAAGCAGTTACACAGTACTGCGGCTGGAGTCCTATTGAAGCTGGAAAAACTATGGGACTATTCCCTTATGGAAAAGATAACCCAGCAATTCCCCGATTGTTTGATGACTCTAGTGTTGCTCCGTTAGCCAACAGGAATCTAATTGTTCCAACTTATCCAAATGCAGCACTTGTTAATATTGGATTGTTTGATTACTTAAATCAGCATAACAGTTCAGATGTTACACTTTTAGAAAATAGACGAGACTTAGCATATGCTTGCCAAACACAAACACAAGATCAAGTTGTTAGAGTAATTCGAAAAGCTGTCGAAATGTCAGGCAATAAAAATGTTGTTTTAAGTGGCGGATACGGATTAAATTGCGTTGCAAATTATCATTATTTGCAAGCATTAAAAGATGAAGGTATTAATTTTTATGTAGAGCCTATTAGTAATGATGCTGGAACTGCAATAGGTGCAGCTTTAATGCATTGGTACAAACTCACCGGTTCTAATCATATATGTAAACACGATACATTGTATTTAGGCCCTAAACATACATATACCACTGATCAAGTTATAGATATAGCATATCAACCGGGTGTTGATATTCAAGATGCTACATACAAAGACATTGTCGAATTGCTTACTAAGAAAAATATTGTTACGGTTTTCCAAGGATCGAGCGAAAACGGTCCAAGAGCACTGGGCAATAGAAGTGTTATATTTGATCCTCGATTTGTCGACGGTAAGGATTATGTCAACGAAGTTAAACACCGTGAATACTTTAGGCCGTTTGCTGGTAGTATTTTAGCAGAATATGCACACGAGTGGTTTGATCTGCGTGGGATGAAAGATAGTCCGTTTATGATGTATGCTGTGAATTGCCAGCCTGGGATTGCTGAAAAGATTCCAAGTATTATTCACGTAGATGGCACTTGCCGTATACAAACAGTCACAGAAGAACAGAACTTTCACTACTACAATTTAATTAAAGAGTTTCATAATGAAACTGGATGTCCAATATTGTTTAATACTAGTTTTAACTTAGGTGGAGAACCTCTAGTTGAAACATTAGAAGATGCTATTTGGACTTTACAAAATTCCGATATCGACTATTTGTTCTTACCGGAGTTTAATAAACTAATAACTGTAAAATAATGATTAAACAATTCGACACTTTTACAGAAAATTGGCTGCATACTCAGGCTAAAGAACAACTACTAAATCCTGGACTGGATTGGAATTTTCCCACGTTTGGTGCAAGCGATACTAATTTAGAGAATGCATGTTTTGGCAGATGTGCATTTAATCTAAGTAACAACCACGTTAACTGGAATAGAGTCGAATCTCTAACATACGTATTTGATAGTTGGTTAGACCGTAATAAAGATTGGTTTAAAATTGAAAGTCTTGGGAGATGTATGATGAATTTTTATGCCAATGGACAACAAACTGTATGGCATACTGATAATCATTATAATATACCTGGGTTGTATAGCTTACTGTACTATGTAGATGATAGCAGTGGTGGCACAGAGTTTGAAAATCAAGTAGTTTTACACAAAGAAAATACTGGAGTATTTTTTAATTCTCATATGCTACACCGTCCAATTGTTTCTACACATCCTCGACGCATAAGTGTAAGCTGGGTTATGAAAGGAACTATCATAAATGGTTAAACATTTTAACAATATGTTACCTGCTTGGCTATACGGCAGAGTACTAAATCAAACATTAAATCCTGCAATAGGATGGCACTTTCCTGGAAACGGCGGATATCATGGAGACATAGATAAATCATGTTTTGCTGCTATGATGTTCGACGAAGAACGAAATTATTCAGACTGGCAAAATACCGAATCATTAAAGTATGCACTAGACTACTGGGTTGATGCAAATAAGGATTGGTTTAAATTTGAAAGACTTAACAGATGTATCTTAAATTTCTATACTCCTGGTATGACTATAGGATGGCATACTGATCATAGTAAAGATAATCATTTCACACTAATTTATTATATCAATGAGTCCGACGGAGGAACTGAATTTAAAGACGTAAAAATACCGCATGTTGCAAACAGCGGTATTTTATTAAAATCAAAGGACTCACATAAAAATATAGAGTCCTCTGTTCCTCGACGTATAAGTGTCGCTTGGATTATAGTGGGCGAACTGATTTAAGGATTATTTGCCTTGCCCCATTTCTCATCTGGGTTCCATGGAGGTGTTGGCCAAGGAATTCCTAAGTGACTTTTGAGCTTGCTTAAATCCAATGTATCAGTCATATCTCTAAGTTGTTGGCGATACACTGTCCAGGCTGCTTTTTCTTCAGTTGTTAAATCTGCATCAGCTAACTGTGTCCAGTCACTGGTTACAAATCTGTGTAATCGCTGGCCGTGAATCCATCTACGATACTTTTCAGCAGGGGTTACTTCTACAAATATCCATTCTTGTTCAATAGTACCGTCTGGCTTCTTAACAATATCCCCCGGTGTTACTTCTTCCCATTCTTCCTGAGCTGGAAACTCTGCATTTTTAATCTTGACCAAATTCCTAGTAGCAAGTAACTCGGGTGTAAGATCCTGATATTGAATAATTCCTGGATTATCAGGCGAAACTATCGCAAATAAATGGCGAACATTTTCCTCGATTAACGGGGGTCCGCTTGGTTCGCCGTCTTCATCTACATATGTATATAACATTTAAAATTCTCCGTCCTTTATTTTAAGCACTTCCTGATGGGTAGCATCTTCCAGTTGTGGGCCAAACAATACGCACTGCGCCTTTGCCGCCAAAACCGCCGCCGTGTGATGTACCTGATCCACCACCACCACCGCCGTATGATCCTCCACAGTTGTAGCCGTGACCTTGTCCATTACTCCATGGTTCTCCCGGAATACCTTGCTCACCATTAGAGCCGCCACCGCCACCAGATCCAGTTTGATGGGTTGCTGGTGCTCTAGTATTGCCGCAAGTACCGTTTTGTCCTTGTCCTGTAATTCCAGTTCCACCGCCACCGCCTGTTCCGTATGTAGAACTGTGATGCGAACCAGCTGAGCCACCGCCGCCGAAACAGCCTGTGTGGCCGGAGTTACTATACCAGCACTGGTTAGGGCCATAGCCGCCACCGCCGCCACCGCCACCTGCGGTGTTAGGGAATGTAATAGTACCTGGGCCACCGCCACAGGTGCCGCCGCCGCCAGCAATACAGCCGCAACCAGTACAGCAACCACAATGGCCGCCACCGCCGATAATACCTGGGAAACATGACATTCCGCCAGCGGATTGGCTCCAACATCCGCCATTTCCTGCTTGCACAGTATAACCAGAACCGGGGCTAACCGATACGTTATTAGCGTATGATAAGCCACCTCCACCGCCACCACAAACGGCCCAGCCAAAATAGCCACCACCGCCACCGCCGATAACAGCTACGTTAACTGCAGTTACTCCTGGAGGAGCAGTCCATGTGTAAGCAGCAGTTCCGCCGTTGGCGCCAGATTGTGTACCTTGATATAAAGCCTGCCCTGGTGCAACATAAACTGCACCATAAAATGATGCTGATTGAACAATACACAAACATTGGAAACATGCACATGAAAC